GCCAGTCCCATAGCGAGTGTTATCGCATTGCTAAGCTCGCTGAGACTATGGAACTGAGGATTGCGTTTCCTATCTCTTACGACGAGTTTCGCAGCATTGGGCAGGGTCACTTCATTAAGAACTTCTACATCGACAACGCGGATACGTTGCTTGAATGGCTCGCTGGCCCTGTTAGCGTTAAGGCCATAACGGTGCAAACGTAATGGACGTTATCATCGTAACAGACCCGAGCCAGCTTCCGGCTCCGCTTCGGGAGCTTATGGGCGATCTAATGGAAGACGAGATTAGTCGCCTTAAGTCCGAAGACGACCTTAACTACGAAGGCTGGTACTGCATCAACGTTCAGCCTCGTAAGTGTCAGCACTGCGGTACGATGATGACGTACGTTGAGCCGCCGAACCTTCACCTTATCATCGTTTGGGAAGAGAAGGATGATCCCCACATGCTTGAAATGGCTCAGAGACTTAAGGATGGTAGACCGGAGATTGATCCTGATATCCGTGAGTATCATCCTATGATGGGTCACTGCATTTCGTGGGAAGACGTGATTAGTTTCCTTGACGACATTCCCGACGAAGATGACTAAGCTCGACTCCGCTACAATCGCAGCATTGCTTAAGAAGGCCGACGAGCCTAAGTCGGTTAACCAGGCACCTTCACGCGAAGGTCTTGTATGGTGTGAGTTCTGCAAGGGCTACTACAACGAACACCATTACGGACGGGAGGTAGACGAGTAATGCTAGGTAAACTCGTAGGCAAGGTTCTCGGAGAAGTCATCGCTGCTCCGCTTACTATCCCTGCTGAAGCTATCAAGCAGGCTGAGAAGGCAATGGACGAAGCCTTCTCCGACGAGGACGATAAGAAGGAAAAGAAGTAATGGCTACGGTATATCGTTGTGACGGGTGCGATAAGGAGTCCAAGAACTACAACCCCTTTACTGGTGTTACTGTCAGTTACGACAGTAGAGTTCCTGACCATGAGGAACCTAAGACATACGACTTCTGCACTACTTGTCTCGGCAGCTTCAGAAGGAGCATTGAAGTGCTTACGACGGTTAGAGCAGACAAAGCAGCCTGAAAGGAGGTGAATCATAGCTACTGCCGTTAAGACCAAGCCGACTGTTAACTCGGCTTTGCGAGATACGCTTGGTGTGAAGCCTCCTGCTGAAAGCGTCGAGTTCCTTAATCTGCTCATCTACGGTGAGCCTGGTGTTGGGAAGACTCGTCTTGCTGGAAGTGCTGCTGACCACGAAGATACTTCTCCTGTGCTTATCCTCGATATTGAAGGTGGGGTTATCTCTTTGCGCGAAAGCCCTACCATCGACGTTATTCAGCTACGAGATATCGACAAGCTTGTTGACGTGTATAACAAGCTGGAAGAGCATAAGGGTGGAGGCTACAAGACCGTCGTTATCGACTCTCTTAGCGAGCTTCAGAAGCTAGACATGAAGACAGTGATGGAGCAAGAGTACAACGCTAATCCACAGAGAGTTGACAAGGACGTTCCCACACAGCGAGCATGGGGTAAGTCGCAGGAACGTCTACGCCGCATCATTCGCGGGTTCAAGGACTTGCCTGTGCATACCATTATGACCGCTAAGGTTACGTCCGTGACCGACGAGCAGACCAACGTTACGCACTACTACCCGGCATTTCCTGGTAAGATGCGTGGCGATGCTCCGGGGTTCTTCGACGTTGTGGGATACATGCGTATCAGGGAGGAACAGAATGGCAAAGTAAGGAACCGCGTGTTGCAGATCGCAGCTAGCAGTAAGGTAGTTGCGAAGGATCGTACGGATAGTCTCGGTATCGTGGACGGGGAACATACCGGCGTTGTTATCAATCCGACTATCCCCGACATGTGGCAAGTCATCAACAGTACCAACAAGTAAAAGGAGAGGAATAGTGGGTCTTAACCTGAATATGTCCGAGGCGGATCTTAAGGGCTTTGAGCCTCTTCCCGCTGGTACCTACGACGCTACGGTCTACGAGGTTACGATGCGTCAGACCAAGGGTGGCGAGGGTGCGAAGCTTCCCGCCGGTACGGACATGCTCAACGTGCAGTTCAAGATCGACGGTGGCGAGTACGATAACCGCCGTGTCTTCCGTAGCTTCATCATCGCCCCTGCTAAGGTCGATGGGAAGAAGTACGAGAAGAAGGCCATGTTCGACGGTATGCTCGCTAAGTTCTTCATGGCTATCGGCTATGAAGAGAGCGAGGTTATCTCGGACAGCTTCGAGCCAGAGTTCGATGAGCTGGCTGGTCGTGAGTGCCGCGTTACTCTCAGTGTCGTCCCTGGTGACGATGAGAAGGGTTACGAGCCTCGCAACGATGTTAAGGCAGTTCGTCCTCGGGCAGAGGCAACGGCTGGTTCGGCACTGATCTAAGGATCGGTAGATGCGCTAAAGGGGTTGTCTTACGGCAGCCCCTTTGGTGCGTCAATCGCTCATGCCGACCGCTAAGTCAGAAATCCGTAGCACGTTCTTTGACTACCTCTTTGGGGATAGTCCAGGCTACCTTTGTATCGGTCTGATCGACCCGAAGAAGGCTGAGCGGAAACTGAAGCAGCGATTCTTCTCATGGCCCACCGAAAAGGAATTCGTGCTGGACTATATCGAGAAGAACTATAGCGGTAATAACGTTTACTTCTGTACTTCGCTGTTGGACGGTAAGCAGCGTCGTAAAGAGAACTGTCTACCTGGCCGCTTGGTCTGGGCAGACTTGGATACTTGCAAGCCTGAAGAGGTTAGCCCGTATCCGTCCGTTGTTATCGAGTCTAGCCCTTCGCGGTACCAAGCACTGTGGAGGTTGGTAGAGTCAGTACCGCCCGACGTAGCTGAGGACTACAGTAAGCGCATTGCGTACGCTTACAACAGTAACGGGGCTGATCCGTCGGGTTGGGACTTGACACAGCTTCTCCGTGTTCCGCTCACGTACAACTACAACCACGGTGATCCTGCTGAAGTGTTGCTCGTATCGGCCAAGGAGGATATGGTCGATATCAACACGTTTGAGCAGATGGAGCTTGACGCGCTCAGAGAAGAGAGTGGTGATCCGGCTCTAGACGAACCACTGCCTACCGATCTACCCGACGTTTCGCAGGTTATCTACAAGTATTCGCAGGAACTCGGTAAGACAGCTTTTCAGGGTTTGTACACTAGACCGCCTGATCCTGACGAGAACTGGTCAGGGTTGCTATGGCGGCTTATCTCAATTTGCGTTGAGAGCGGTATGACCAACGTAGAGGCTTACGCTATCGCTAGCACCGCCGCTTGCAATAAGTACGCTAGGGATCGTAGGCATCCTGCCCACCTGTGGCGCGACGTTCTCAAGTGTGACCTTGAGCATCGTAAGCTCGTTACGATCATGGAGGTCAAGAATGCTCTCAACATGCCACAGTTGGTTAGCGAAGATGCAGGTACGGAATGCTTCATCGACACGTACCGAGAGTGGGCTAGTAACAGTACGGACGCACCGCCACAGTACCACGAACTCGGTGCTGCAATCCTGCTTAGCTCCATCCTGGCAGACACCATCAAGATACCGACTAACTCAGCTACGCTGGTTCCTAACCTGTGGGGGCTTATCCTAGGTGACTCAAGCCTAGCCCGTAAGTCCACCAGCATGCGTATGGTTACTGACATCATTCACGATGTAGACGAGGACAGCATGCTTGCGACAGGTGGTACGGCTGAAGGTATTATGAGTGGTCTGGCGGCTAGACCTTACAAGGTCAGTCTCATGTATATGGATGAAGTCTCACGTTTGTTCGATGAGATCAATAGGAAGGATTACCTTGCAGGCTTTCCTGAAACGCTTACTCTGCTGTATGACAGTCCGGCGTTTCTTGCACGTATGTTGCGTAAGGACACGATCACTGTCACGCATCCTGTGTTCCTCTTCTTCGGAGGTGGTATCCGCGATAGGGTGTACGAACTCGTTAATGAGTCGTACGTCCTAAGCGGATTCTTACCACGTTTCCTCGTAGTGTCAGGTGAAGCCGACCTGTCACGTATGAGGCTTACAGGCCCACCGACCACAGAGAACCTCGCAGGAAGGAATGACATAGTAGAGAAGCTAACGGAACTGCACAACGAGTACGTCAAGTACGGCAACATGCTTGGTAACACGTTGACTGTTCCGATTAAGCAGGAAGCTCACCTAACGACGAAAGCCTGGGAACTCTTCAACATGATCGAGACAACGCTTACGCATGAAGCCAACAACTCAGCTATTAAAGAGCTGGCCGTGCCTACCTTCATTCGTATGGCGTTTAGCTGTCTCAAGCTCGGGGTACTGCTCGCAGCAGTTCGCCAGGTGCCGTCGAAGGATAACACGATTAAGGTGGAAGCCGATGACTTGGCTAACGCGGCACGTTATGTCCAACAGTGGGGTCACTACTCCGTAGAACTGCTCCACAATGCTGGCCGCACTCAGAGCGAACATCAGCTTCAGCGCATCTTGCGTGCTATCAAGTCTAAGCCTGGTATCAGCAAGTCCGAAATCATGCAGAACTACAAGCTGTGGGCTAGGGACGTAGACCCGATACTTGAGACTTTGATGCAACGCGGGGAAGTCCACGTTAAAAAGGAAGGAAGGGGTATTAGAGTATGGCCGGTGTAGACAAGGTGCCTGGTATGCGTAAGAACGGCCCACCTGTTATCGAAGAAGACGAGATTGAGAAGCTTTCAGGCCAAGAACTGATCGACGCTCTTAACGCTGAGATTGGTAACTGGAACCAGTCGGGCATGCATCCTCAAGCCGTCGATCACGATTTCTTCGCTATGGACGTTCAGCTCGGTACGGTGGTTCAGACGATGATCGACCTTGAATTGATCGACGTGGACGACTTCAACGATCGCTACCGGCGTAGGTTCCTTCGCAAGCTTACCACCATTCGTAGTGATACTGTCAAGCAGCGCATTACGGCTGGTGTGCCTGGTGTCGGCGACAGCGGTATTGTCATTGCGCGTTAGGCTAACACCCAATCAGGAGGCATTCACTATGCGTATCGAGATTCGCAGAAACAAGAGCTTGAATCCGTTTAACAGGTACTACTACGTTATCGTTGCTGCCAACGAGGAAGACCTATCAGTGAGCGAGCCTTACTTCAGCAAGTCTAATGCCATGCGCGCTGCTAACAGGGTTGCTAACGAACTTGGCATGCGAGTGAAGGATACCACCAAGAAGGAATACACTAAGCACGGTGGGTTCAAGTAGTGAGACACTGGCAAATTGCGCTTGGTCGTATCCGTCTTCGTGGCCCTGACGAGCCTCATTTCAACAAGGACGTTAAGTACGTGTACAACCATATAGCTCAGCTAGAGGCGAAACTGCGGGAAATCAGACAGGCATGTCGTGAGGGTCACGGCGACGATCTGATTGCAGAGAAGACTGTGGCCGCATTACAGGAAGAAGGCGATTAATGTCTAAAAGCTACGATAGAGATAGTTGGCAGGGTATCCTGCTCATTACCGTACGTGACTTGATCTTCGCAATTCTGATCGGTGCTGCTGTTTTTGCAATTCTCTACTTCGGAGACTTGTAATGGTCATCGGATTTACAGGTCGTAAAGGCACAGGCAAGGACACCGCCGCTCAGTACTTCGTAGGCAAGTACGGGTTTACTAAGGTTGCCTACGCCGACGTGCTTAAGGAAGCTGCTGCTGAGTTGTTCGACGTTCCTGTGGAATACATGGATAAGTACAAGAACAACGTTAATGCTCGCGTTAAGTTCCTTGTCGGTTATGAAGCGATCATGGGCGCATACCACGTTCACGAAGATATGTCTCTCAGAGAGTTTCTACAGCGTTTCGGCACTGAAATGGGTAGAGAAGTCTTCGGGCCTAGCTTCTGGGTTGACCAGCTTAAGCGTCGGATGGACGAAGGCACCATGCGTGACAACTACGTCATTTCGGACGTTCGTTTCAACAACGAGGTTACGCTGTGTGACTACGTTATTGAGATTGTACGCGACACAGTTCAAGGGCCAGATGTACATGTCAGCGAGCAAGGACTAGACGAGGAACTCATCCATTTCATCGTCGTTAACAACAGTACAGTCGCAGAACTCCACAAGCGTTTGGAAGCATGCTTTACGGAGATGCTCAGTGCAAGACAACAAGCAAATACTTGAAGAACTCCACACGCTTCGTAAGCTGCAACAAGCCACAGAAGAACGTATCAATCAGCTAGAAAGGCAACTGAGGTATAAGACTACAATGAAGGTAGCTAAGAACGGAAACATCTATAGAGGCGTTCTCTGCTCAGACCTGCGACCCTACGTTCAGGAGTGGGTAGACATGGGACGAACGCTAGGTGCGCTAGCCGACAACGCAGGACTATCCGAGGGTGCTATCGTTCGCATCCTGAATAACAAGCAGGACATGGTTAGAACCGATACAGCAGACAAGCTGCTTACTGCGCTAGGTCTGCCGCACATCTTCAACGAGCTGGTACCCGAGCCACCGGAGAGTCAATACTATGAAGAGTAAAAAGAGCGTTCCGCAGAAGTTCATGCAAAGACCCACAGTGCAGGCTTTTCAGCGCATGGTTAAAGAGAGCCTTCCCGGTGAAGGCCGCGCTAAGAAGGCTAGTCGTATTCACAAGCGTAAGACCAACAAACACGGAAGGCAGCATCCATAATGGCTAGGGACGAACAACAGTTTGAGCGTAAGCCAGCACTCGTTACAAGCTCTAGGCACGAAGTCTACCTGAAGATTCCGCTCGACGCACCTAACTGGCGTATCGACTGGAATAGCGAACAGGCGTGTTGGACGTTTTACGG